TGATGCTGATATGTAGTGAGATCAAAATCAGTAGTGGGGCCATAATAATTTGTGGTTTTATGGAGGAGTTCACGAAGCGAAGAATAGGCTTCACCGCAAACAAGTTTTTCATGATGAAATGCTGACATTGATGGGTGCATTGGTCTGAAAGGTTTGGCAAAGTCCGCTCTAGGATTAGATTGAACTTCAAGCCACTTTTCACAATACTGTGCCCACTGAAAATCAGCATCAGCAGCTTTGTAAATGTTAAGATAAATTGGAGTATTCAACTCATCTTTTGGTTGCGACCAAGACAAAACTGTACACATTAAGGAAAATTGCTTGTTGTTGGTGTTAAATTTCTTTTGCAACATGTTGTCCATCCACGGTAACAAAGTCTCAAACTCAGTATCATTTTGCACATCAACAAATTCATGATAACACTCTTGCCAATCAGTACGAATGGCAGTAGCATCATTTTCGGAAAGCCAAAAGACTAAACGAACAGAATGAAATTTAGATGCAGTGATATAACATTTGATCTTAATGCTACCAGACCAGTATTTGAATAAACCAGCAACAGTATCACAATAGCAATACTCATTAATATTAGAACGAGCAATGATAACTGTTCCTGAAGTGGGAGTCAACCCAACAATTGCAACTAAGGTTGGTGTTCCTGCAATGTAATGGAGATCCATTTCATCTGCAGTTTGACCACCAACATTAGGAGTTGTTGTGATTGCACACTCAGGAAAAGTAGAAGCTTTTGGAGCTAAATCAAGCCCAGAACCATAATTAATGTGCCAGTGTGGATCTACCTTGATAACTTGTGTGTTATTAAGAGTTGTGGGTTTATCCAATCCTAGCATTTTAGCAGCGCCCCCAGCAAGGGAAAGTCCACCCGTAGCAAGTGCAGCATAGGGTCCAACAAATGGAACTGAAGAAAGCACACTAGATACAGATGCAGCAGCTTCAAGTGATGAAGAAATCGAACCAGAAGTTGATTTAGCATGAGCTTCTTTTGCAGGAGCACCTTTAGAATTAGGCTTTGGGGGTAAATGTTTGCTCTGAGTTTCAAGTGAGAAGTTTTTCCAGAAATCATATTGATTCAAAGAGGGAAAGTTAACTTCAGGATTATTTGAAAGAATTTCAGAGACTGGTTCCGGTTTAACCTCAGGAAAAGGAGAGAGTAATTTCTTGGATTTAAGATAAGACTTAAAATCATCTAAGTCTTCTCTAGTCCAAGAAATATCAGGATATTCTTTTCCAAGATCTTCAACTTCTTCTTCAGTAAAAATTTGAGAAGGGAGTTGAATATGAGAGTCCGTGATTTTAAGTGGTTCAGGAGTACCAGAATTGAGTGTGAAAGGCATAAATAGTTCAGGTTCAAGAAATTGAGCATAAACCATAATCTTTGCAGAATCAACATCTCCATTGATATTAATCAAGGGATT